GGCATCTGTTCAGGTTCAGATTTTTTAGTCTGAATTGCTTGATCCATCTGATCAGCCGAAGCTTCTTGCATCTCAGATTCCATTTCTTCGATCTGTTCATCAGTAAATCGAAGAACGTTTTTCTGCACCCATTCTTTTGTGTAGAACTGATTAATATAAGGAGATATTGTATTCAATAGCTGTAGACGAGATGTTAATACCTCTTGATCTTTTAGCTCTGAAAAATAATTATCTTTTTGGAAATCATATTTGATATATGACCGCATCTCACGCCATTCTTCGCGTGACATCACACCTTTAAGCGCAAGTTGAATTTCCATAAGATGATCAAATAGCATTGTAAAGCGATGGCGCAAGCGACCAATGAAACGAGAGAATTTTACTTCATCTCTAGTAATTTCATTTGAGCGGCCTAAGCTAAATTGTCCATCTGGTTCAAGACGTGAAATCGGCACTGATAGTGATTGATATAATTTCTTTCTGAAATAATCAACATCTGCCATCTCACCTAAATTTTGACCACCAGGTAATGTAGTAATTTCTGTACCACGAGCGCCCTCACGGCGAGGCAACCAGAAATCTTCAAGCATGGTCATGAATTTGCGGTCGTCACGAACCTCACCTGTCGATGCATCATATACCAAACGATTCTTATGACGAATCATCATATCACGCAGATATTGTTCGGCCTTAGGTTTAGGTAGATTACCTACATCAATATAGAATATGCGACGCTCAGGTGCACGGCTTAGACGATAGATCACAACCGCATCTTCTAACATGCGTGTCTGATTAAGAGGCTTAATAGCTTTGTGCAGATGCGATAGCACCATACGATTACGATTATCAAGCAAACCTGAATTTACATAGCAGATTGAATCAGGTGAAATCTTGACGCCTTGTGAATATGCTGCACCTGCAAGGCCTGCAGGATTATACAAATAATATTCTGAATAGGCTGGAACTGTAGGATTCTTATCCTTAGTCGCATCGCCATTTTCTTTTTTCTGAGGCACGCGCACTTTACGAATGCGGCGAGGATCAACATAACGTAATTCTTTGATACCATCACGAGGATTAGATACATCAATCATGATATGATAATAAAGACGACCATCAACATACCAACGACGGAATATCTCATAGCAAATATTTGAGAAATCTAATAATTCAAGAAGTTCATCAAATTCTTCTTCTATACGTTTTTTAATACGATTAGGTTGTTTTAGATCATCCATCTTAATACGAACAACGGATGCATCTTGATCAGTCACAAGAGCTTCATTTACTATATCATCTACCGCAGCTTCAACCTCAGGGTTCATTGACATTTCGCGATAGCGAGTAATAAGCTCAGCTTCGCTTTTGGCAGTACCCTCTAAATCAACGAATGTTCCATATGCGCCGCCAGGTGCGATTTCAACCGCGCCGTCATCCTTCTGCTCCGGAACGAACGACGGGATCTGTACAGCCTTTTTGGCGTCTTCGTCAGCCCTGCCGATACGGAAGCCAAATAGCTCTATAGCCATGAGAATCCCTCAAAAAAAATAGGTCCGCCATATTTAGCGGACCTATCGTAAGTTCCGCTGACTGTAGCTATTATACTGTCAGCGTACCAGTTGTACCTGGGTTAACTAGATCCCAGTAATCATAGGCAAATTCCACACCAAATGTTTCGATCTGATCACCATTTTCCCAAGATAGATCGATAGCTCCGATATCTACTGGGAAGATATTGACAAATCTATATGTGCGGATTGATTCGCCAGTCTTAGCAAACTGAGTCACAGTAGCTGTGGTGCGATATGAAGCTGTTGTTGAGAGCTGTGGCGCACGCAAGTTAGCTTGGTGGCGATTGATCTCATTGCTCCATACTTCCATTGCTTGACGAACTTGGAAATCTTCATCATTGAGAATTTCCACTCTCCAGTTTGGAAAGGTGCGCGTTCCAGCAACTTTGATACGTCTACCATAATATGCGGGTTCAATCACTGTCAATGTGCTAGATGGAATCTGAGCAGCACGGCATGTGAAAGCAACACGAGCTCCTACATTAGGAACACCAGAAGGCGTATCGATAATAACATTAAAGAGCGACGGACGGGCACCACCAAGTGGTAACCCTGCCGAAGCAAACTCTGAAATATTGAAGGCCATCTCTTAAATCTCCTTTGCCCGCGCCTTAGAAGTTGCCAACAATTTCAGAGAACTCGACGCCGGTGCGGACGGCAACAAAGTTCAACTGAATGAAATTGATCGAACGTGCAGGCTTGACATAGATGTCGCCAACAAATTCGTTACGATCAATTACTTCAGGTGTATTGTTAGATTCATCACAGACCACACGGAAATCATAGATCCCACGACGTCCTTGGACATCACGTAGGAACGGCTCAACCAAATTACGGAACTGAGCGCGAGTAAATTCATCATTGAACTCGAACAATGTAAATTTCGCCGCGGTAGCAATCGCCTTCTCAAGAACTATAAACAATCTGCGAACATTGACGCGGTCAAATGCAGACGGCTTCGCAAGAAGAGTCTTATCACCAAATAGCACTGTGCCTTGACCAGGGAATGTTACAACAGGATTGATGCCGCTCTTATACAGCTGATCACGTTGACCCTTTGTTGGATTCGTCGCAAGCTTGATCACATTCTTAACCTGGCCGCGATTAAATCCAGCAGGTGAGAACCAAGGATCACGCTCGTTGTCAGTACGAACCATCAGACCTGCGGTATCACCATTTAGCGGAACATAACGGTAGATATCATTGTATTTGTCATAGATATATTTGTATCCGCTATCAAGAACTGCATAAGAAGATGATGGTAAGCTATTGCGATATGTAATTGTATCATCAACATCTTTACCAACATATCCTGAATTATTCACTACATCTGAACGACGCGGTGAAATAACTGCTATACAGTCTTTACGAACTTCAGCAATATTGTTGATGATATGTACAGACTTGGTCAAATTACCATCGCCGCCAAGTATTAGTGATACATCAACTTCTTCTGGATTATTGAACTTGTTATATCCATTCACATAATCGGCAGCACGAGGAGATGCGCCATCACGACCATAAACAAATGAGTCATTGATTGGACGACCTTGTGTACCAAGACCAAAATTCGTTCCACTTGCCAAATTACCTATGCTAGTAACACCGGTAAGATTACCTGTCCACCAAGCATATGCAGAACGATCATTAATTACAGTTTTGTAATATAGCGCAGCACCATCTTCTGAAATGGCATCAGACGCCTTTGATACATTTGCAAATCTTTCGAGCACTGTATTTGCTGCACCAGACCATACACCAGTTTGATCCGCAACTACTATATGCATTTCATCCTGTGATCCACCTCTCAGATTAACATAATCTGATGTACCTGGCGCCGCATCAAAATAATTGTAAAATTCCCAACGACGAGTTGTTGTTTGACCAGTTGCGGTATTTCCAACATATTTGTTACGCAATGTAAGAGATGTACCATTAGCAACAGATGATACTACAACTTCAGTCTTATCAGGACCAGCTAGTAGAATATCACCTACGCGAATTTGTGACGAGAATGATGTACCAGAACCACTGACAGTTGTAGAGTTATTAGTAAAAGTCAGGGTACCAGTTAATACACTCGACCAAGCATTAGATGTTGGGCACACCGAAATGCGAAGTGCATTACCCTTAACCCCTGGATATTTTGCAACCCAATGGCCAACACCAGTAATACCTGATGAATAATTTGCTTGGTAATCATCATCACTTTTGATGATTGTATTCATCGTATTTGATGATGTCGTGATAGCATTACGGCCGCTGCTTGTTGAGCCGGCTTCATTAATAACGCGCACAACAAATAACTTATTACCGTACCCAAGAAAACTTGCGGCGGTAAAAAAGTCAGCAGCGGTATTGGCATTTGGCTTACCAAATTGGCTAGCAAGAACATCTTCAGATTCGACTAAAACCCTTTTTTGAACCGGGCCCCAGCTAAAATGTCCAGCAATACCACCTTCTGTTGTGCTAACAGCAGGGACGATCGTAGTTAGATCGATCTCGCTAACATTCACGCCGGGAGAGACTTGAAATGGCATGATCATTACCTCCTAAGGTGTTTGATGTCTTTCCATCGTCGATATTTATAAAAAAGCCATCATACACGGACCCAACGATCTAGCCATTCTCCCTCACCCGATGTACCATCTAGTGACATCGGGTCATCCATTGTACCGTCGTCATAAAAACCTGCCGGTAACAAATCTTCGTCCATCTCCCGTAGCTTTTCTTCAGCTATACGGTGTCTAATATCTATATCAGTTAATTCTTTAAAGAAAAGCTGTTTTGTCAACCAACCAAATAAAACCAGTGTCATCACAAGGTCATCATTATAACCTTCTTC